ATTTAATGTAAATCTACCCAAGAACCATTTGCACGGCCTTGAAATTTGTGTGTTGTTTCGTTGTATATTGTTACACCATCAGTAATACCAGATAGTGCATTTCTTTCTGTGGTTGTGTAACTTGCTAGTCTCCAAGGAACATTAACTTGTCCTCGCTGTGGACTAACATCAATTTGTCCATTAGTACCACTGCCATTGTGTACAGCAATTAGTTTCATTTTGTTAGTATCAACTGCATCAGGATCGTATTCAGCATTAAAGCGTCCTACTGTATCTGTATGTGCGCCACCACCTGAATCATGGTTAACACTAAATGTAATACTATTTTGTTTATTATCACCACCTGCTAGATCTACTGCTTTGTAATCAAGATTAACTGTTAAGCTGTTGTGTAAATCATCACTTTGATTAGTCATATCTGTTATTACATTAAGAGTACTGGTATCTGATTGTAGTCCGTTTATATCCATTCTCTTTGTGCATATAGCTTTAGTTTCTAATAAATTAAATACGGCTACACCATGTCCATTAAATAAATCTGTGCTTGAGTTTTGAGTATGTTTTAAAATGTCTTTGGTTGTGTTACCATCATCACTTAGATGCGAAATACGAAATTCATCAGCACCATTAGTTCTGTGTCTAAAGCCAAATATACCTTGAAAGATTTGATTGCTTCCATCATCTTGTTTAAAGCCTAGTTCTGTTCGTCTTTGTGCATTATAGTTTGTGTTAGCACCTGTCAGAATAAATTGGTGATGACTGCCACCGTTAACACTTAGCTTAATATCTCTATCATCACTATGACTGTTATCAAACAATATACTGCTTACATTGTTAATTGAATGAGTGTTTTGTAAATCTATATTACCATATACATTCATACCATCATTTTCACTGGCGTCAAATAATAATGTTGTACTGCTTGCATTATCACTGGTATAACCCACTTGGAATTTCTTGCCTTGGCTACTATGATCTTCAAAAGTATGAGTGCCTAAAAATGTTGTAGTGCTTCCATCAAGTACATTGTATACTGCTCCGCATCTTCTAGCTAAACTTCCGCCTGAACCTACATTGCGGCTTAGTAATAAACCTGGTGCATTGCTGTTACCAGTTCTAGTTATTGTTGTAATGTTAGCATTGCTTATGTGTACTGCTCCAGTAAGATTTAGTGTAGCTTCACCTTCTACTGCGGCAATTGCGGCTGCATCACTGTAACCAGCACTATCATTTGCTTCTAAACTTATTTTACCAGTTGAATGGTCGTATGTTAATACATAATTATCTAGTCCGCTAGCCATAGCTTGATCTACATCAAATTTGTATGTTCCCAAATTAACATCACCAGTTCCGTTTGGACTAATACTAATACTTCTATTACTAGTGCTTACTAAACTGTGTGTTACAACATCTAAGTTACCACCTAATTGTGGACTTGTATCTTCTATAATGTTGGCTAACTTACCACTGTCAATTAATTTAATTTCATCTTCACTGCTGGCGCTTAGGCCTGCTGTTCCATTGATTAACGGTTGACTTGATATTATCATATTGCTGACTCCTTATTGATTTTCTATATACACGCTATCTGGTGCATATTCTTGTAGTGTTACATCTACTGTACTATCACTATTTAGTACTAATGCACTCACTCTCATTTTCTTCTTGTCATTACCAGTCCAACCAGGTACTGCATGATCTACATATACTGTATCATTAACATCTAACTTCAGTGCTTGATGTGTACTTTTAAATGTAACCATTGTCATGTATCTGCTTGAATCCAAGTAAAAGTTACCAAGTTTAGTAGCCATTGCTTCGTTTGCAATAAATGTAATATCAATAGTTCCTTCATTAACAATATTGTTATCTGCACTTAGATATGAACTCTTCTGCAGTTTTAAACTGTTTGGTTGCCAATCTAATGCAGGATCAAAGTAGTTAACTTTAACTGTATTGAATCTATTTTTCTTACTACCTAAACTAATAGTCCATTCACCTATAATGTTGCTGGTGTTGAATTCAAATGCATTACTAAAACTTTCTTGCTTGTGTACTTTAATACTGTACTGTCCTCTGCTGTAGTACATGTTTGTGTTACTACTTCCTAAAATGTTTTGTACATTATTGAATAGTGTATCTGATGTTTCTACAACTCCATCAAATGTCATGCTAATTGCATCAAAATAGACACTTGCATCATGGAAACTATCTATGTCTATGTCCGCTGTAGCTAGTCCTTTTCCATAAGTAGAATTTGTTAAATAATCGAATAACACATTAGCAGGGTTTGAATGTCTGCTGTGTGATCTTAATGTATCTGCGTTTGTAGTTCCTGCTTTAATCTTAGTTACATCTGCTACTCGCATACCATTTGCTTCTATTAGTATTGTTGGTGCACCAGGAAACGCATCTCTGTCAAACTTCAATCGAGCGTAAATATATGCCACGCCTCTTAGTCTGTGATTGGAAGTCCATTCGTCACTTATTTCATTTGCAAAATCCGAACCAAATGTATTGTATTCTCGTCCTACAGTATGTGATTGGTCTGTTGGTCCTCTATATGTAGCAATGTCTAATACACCACTAAATTCACTGTCAATACCACCACTACTTGTCCAAGCTGGTTTGTCATTGAATATAATTTTAGTAGCACTTGGTCCATCCATGTTGAATGAAGCATCAGCTAGGTTACCACCATTGGCATATGCCATTATTACATGTAAATATTCTGTTCCACTTACTGCACCAGCAGCATCTGTGCTTTGTAGATATATCCTAGTACCACCCAAACGCCTTGTACCATAAATTACTGGTAATGAAGCTGTGTTTGATGTTTTATTAACTAATAATCCACTGTCAGCAACTCCGCCACCGCCGCCACTTTTTGCTTTGCTACTTAACAAACTGCTGGCTGCAAATTGTAATCCAATACCAAATGCAGTTGCTGCAAATCCACTTAATCCCAATGCGGCGGCCGCATATGGAGCAAATATTGCAATACCAATACTAATTATAGTTCCAAGACTTTTACCCATTTTTTATTCTTCCGGTCTATCACACTCGCATGGAAACTCTTTACAGTTCTCACAAGTGTTATCGTCAATCCAATCAGCTTCTTCTTCGGCTAATGCAGTTTCTGATTCTTCAACAGTAGCATAAGCTACATCTTCTTCTTCAACTAGTTCTGCTGTATCTTCACCACCCAGTTTACGCCAAGCACTTGTCATAGCTTTTTCTACTGCGCCTGTTGTGTATGTTTTTAGTCCGTGACCTTCAACCATACTCCAAAACACACCATTGTGAAAGATAAATGCACTGTTGTACCAAGGCTTTAGTGTTTGAATAGCTAAATCGCCTTCTCTCCAACCTTTGTTTTTACCCTTACTAGGTTTGTTAGAATATTCATGAATGTTCATCCACTGTTGTAGTCCCATGTAACCTTTTTGAAACTTCATTGCGGCTCTAGGGTCTCTGTATTTTATTAAACTCATCATGTTTGTTCCGTATGCACTGTCATGGAACTCGAATACAAATGTATTGCAATCGTTAATGCCCCATTCATAATCTACATTTTCTTTATTAGCAATGTATTGTGCTAATGCAAACTTTTGTTGTAACTTCATAATATTACTCCTTTTGTTATGGTTATTTCCATTGTATATCTTTGAGTTGTTCTTTTGCAAATGCAAAACCAACATCGCCACTATACAATCCTTGTTGTCTATTATCGTTTGTTATTAATCCATTCTCACGCTCATAATCAACCCAATGACTACTACATGTAGCCGCTAGTGTTGTTGTGCCTGCAGGATCGTCTTGTATAACAGGACTGTCAACACGCCCTTTGAACATTAAAAAACTATCAATGTATGTTGAGTGATCAAAGAAGCTTCTAAAAATACTTACATCTTTGTCCACATAATCGTACTGTAGTATATCACTAATAAAGTTTGTACCCAGTTCATAACTTGGTAGTCCACTTAAACTAATAGTGATTTCACTAGTTGTAAATATTCTATTCTCTTCAATTGAACTAAAGCCTAAAAACTGGCCTACACTTAAATAGGTGTTACCAGCATGTGTAATGTTCATTGGTGCATTTGTAATGTACACACCATCATCAATATCCATGTATACACTTTCGTAGCATTGAATTACTTTCTTTGCTACTGCTGCTTCTAGTGCTGTGTTTAATCTATCTGCCATTATTTGTACTCATCTAAGTCAAATATTACACTGAATCTATATAATCCATCAGTGCCAACAGTGTACTCAATGTTGTCTTCTCCCAGTGTTACTATTAAGTGGAATGGGTTCTTGTATATTCTATTGTATGCACTCAGTGATCCATTGGAACCATGTGCTATTCTAAATTTAGCTTCGCCAAAAATGTTTGAATCTACATTATCATTTATTACTTGTACAATGTTACCATTTGCACTTCCTACACCACCCACAATAAGAGCTTCACCTCTAACAAACACATCTGGTTTACTAGCTTCAAAGCCTTCAACTGTTATTAGTTTATCACCTGTAGTTACTGTATTTCTTATTGTAAGAGTACTAGTGTTGTAAGTATCTTTGTATTGATCTGTTCTAGCAAATATTAAGTTGCCTTGGTCATTCTGTGATCGTATGTTAAAGTAAAAAGGTGTTGCTTGACCTCTAGCCGCTTGTGCTACAGCTTCGTATTCTCTAAACTTATCATATGTCATTGCTGGATAACTTACTTCTAATTGGTGTTTGATAATACCAGTAGCTCGTACATACTTTGTTCCGTTCTGACTTCTAGTAGTACTAGTTGGTTGTACCATTGTTACTTTTATACCGCTTGGTGCTACAATAGTAGGCCAGTTTTTGGCTCCACTAGCAAACCCATCTGAATCCCATTCATCATCTGTATCAAATACATCTGGTGCATAAGGAGTTGGTGTTACATAATCGTCTGCTTTAAACTTTATTTTAAAAGCACCTACAATTGGTGAACAGTCTGTAGTACTAGAAAATACTCCATCTACTGCACCACTTGATGCTATTTTAAAACGCCCAGGGTTTGTAATTGTGTATGTGTTATCTAAGTAACCTGTGCTGTTTACATCTGCACCTATTACTGGTGCTGTTAGGTATGTTGGTGTTAACACATTACTACTGGTGTATGTGTAACCTGTTCTGTATAATTTAGTAAAATCAAATTTATCATTGCCATATATTTTTACATTGCTTGAGTTTTGATAATTGTATGAATGTATACCTGGCCAAAACATTGTGGGATTGGTATTCATTTTATAAAACAATTTATTTGTATTTGCACTATAAGCACCGTCATACACTGTGCCTGCAGGACCTAATATAGGTTGTTGATCCCAATCACTTGATAGTCTAGGAATAGCACTGCCAGTTTTAGTATATGGATTAAAAAACTTACCTGGACTGTTACGGTGTGTCCAAAAGTTTATAATTTCAATATTACCTGTAATGGGTCCACTACCGTGAACTAGTGTAACAGGAACTGGGCTTCCACTTATTCCATGATCTTCAAATATGCTTATAGTGTTATTAGCTGTATTAAATTCATATGCAAAGAACTCCGCAGTGTTTATTGCTGTAGGTACAGCTTTACTTGATACCATTGTACCATTAATCTTTTTAACTCTGCAAAATCCAAAAAACTTGTTTGAAGCAGCATTTCCTTCGTCTGTTTGTACACTTTGGATCTGTCCTCTTAGAGTTGCAAATCCACTGGCACTCAAATTGACAGCTATTGCAGCATTAGTTCCACTGCTGGCTATACTAAAGGGAATGTCTGTACTAAAGTTAACCTGGTTAGTTATAGTTGCTGGTGTGCTTCTATCTGCGTTTGTAAATACTTTATATACATTATTACTTCTTTTTTCTAAGTGATAAACTGTATCTACTGCACCATCAATTGTACCAGTAAGGGAACCGTGGTTTATTAATACGCTTATTGTAGCGCCGGTAGCAAATGTTTCTACATCTCCATCAAAGTGTAACAGTACACCATTATAACTTCCATCATTAAGTGCTGTCATGTAGTGATCAGTTTGTTCAAAGTTAGTACCACTAACTTGTGCAAATACTGCGTTGTCCGCAGTAGTTACTAATTGAACTACTGTAGTACTAATAACTTTAGCATCAATGTTGTTTTTTCCATTCATTGTTAAGTGTGGTGCACCAAAGCCTGCAAAGTTTACATTATCACCGTTGCTTAATCCATGTGCTGTAAGGGTTGTTAATTCAATAATTGCGTCACTGCCAATACGCTTTACTTGTATAGTTTGAATTTCATCTGAATCTGGTTGACCTTTCCATTGTATTAATGGATGCTTTTGTATTTGGTTAAATGTTAAATGTGTATCATCGCTGTAACTAGTAAGTAGTCCCATGTAGTTACTGATGGCTTGTGAACCTACAGTACTACTAATACTTAAATTTGTTCTAGGGTTTAATGCACCTGTTGGCCATGAACGATATGCACCAGTTAACATGTCTTCTACTCTTTTATCTACACCAAAGCTGTTGTTACCACTCCAGTTAGCAGTGTCTGCTACATTTCCTTGTGCGGCGTTTGATGCTGACCATATGTCTTTTAATGTTGCCATTTGTTGCTCCTTTAGCTTGTTATACCTGCTCGGCCTCTTTGATTGAAGCCTTGCGTAACCATGTTAATAATTGCTGGCTTGTTCTCTAATAAGAACTCAATGCCTGTTTGTGTTGAGATAGCATTTAGATTGAAATTAATGATAGGCGCTGTCCCACCAGTATTTAGCTCTTCGTTTGCCACTACTTTTCCAGTTGTGTTGGGAACAAATAGCTCTGGTCCTCTTTCGCCAACTAAGTATGGGCTTCCACCTTTAGCTGGTCCACCATTAGCTCTTCCAGGTAATGTAAATCCACCCATTGGAGCACCTACTGTAGGAGTTCCAAATCCACCTGTTAATCCACCAATGATACTACTTAAGAATCCACCTCCACCACTGCCTCCACCGCTAACACTAAACAAGCTGGCTAAAGCACTATTGATTTGTGATTCTAATATTTGTTGTAGTATGTTATCTAGTGTTCTGTTAAACACATTGCTTAATGCATCCATCATTGATTCACCAGTACGGATTGCTGTAGCAAGTTCTTTACTAATGCTAGCACTCATACCTTCAAAACCTTGTTCAATAATCTCTGCTGTTGATAGTGCTTTTTCTTGATATAGGCCTAAACTTGTTTCTAATACTTCTTGTTGTTCTTTTAAAGATTCAGTTAAGAACTTTTCATTTACACCAGCTTGTTTAGCTAGTACACTAACATTTTGTAGTGCAACAGTTACAGCTTTAAGTTTGTCGGCTTTTTCAGTGTATTGTTTTGTTAGTTCTTGTTCGAAGGTTAATTCAGCATCTTTTGTATCAAACCCTAACTCTTTACGCAGTTTGTCTCCGCCGCCTCCAAGTTCTAATACTGCTTTCTTTCTTTCAAGCAATGCATCTTGTGCTGCAATTTCTTTTTGCACCATTGCTAAACTTTGTTGACTACTTAATCCAATTTTAAATGCATCAGTATTTTCTTTAACTGCTTTAGCTGCACCTTCAGTTGCATCTTTGATCCTCTGCATAGCAAATGCATATTCATCAATATTAATCTTCTTAGCATTTAACATATCTAATAATGCTTCTGATGCCATCATAAAGTGTGTTTGTTCAGTTGCAGCAGCACTAGCTGAATCTACTAAGTCTTTCATAAACTGAGCAAAGCTACTCAATGGGTTTAGTAATTTGTTTACTTCTTCTTTGGCCTTTTTAGTTGCCCCTACTAAAGTTAACATAGCTTGTGCATATACATCAATGCTCATACTCTTACCTACTTTAGAATTGAGTATTGCAATTGCTTGTTGTGCGAACATTAGTTCATTTGCTGCTTTAGTTGAATTAACTGTTAAGTTGTGCATGAATAAATCAAGCCCACTTAATCCAGCTCCAGCTCCCAATGCAGTAGTTTCTAATTTTTTAAGATTTGCTTCTGTAACAATAATTGATTCACTTAGCCCTAGCATTTTCTTATCAAAGTTTTCTACTTTAACACCAGTATTGTCTTTGGCTGCTTGAAGTGCTACCATTGCTGCTTTTAATTCAGCAATTTTCATTTTTGCTTGGTCTATAGGACCTGCTAATTCAAATACACTATTTGTACCAATTGATGCAGTAATTAATTTTAAGTATGGCTCTAAGCCACTTGTTATCAACTTACTAAGAGCTTCTTCTTGTGCTTTAGCTGCTTCTGCTATAAGCATAATCTGATCTTTGTAATTTGCTAATGCTTCAGCATCTGCAGTCTTTTGGAATACAATTAACTGCTTTTCCATTCTTTTAAGCTCAACTGCGAAGATATCAAGTTTTCGAACTGTATCCATTACATTGGAACCTATTTTGTCAAAGAAACTCATTGAATCAAGCTCATCTTGCAGACCTTTAATAGTGCCTTTTAGTATTTCAATAGCTTTAGTCATTCCATCAACAGTTGTTGAATCGCCTAACTTAGCAAAGCTATCTTCACCTTTAACAGCGGCTGTAAACGCTTTCATTAGGTTAATAGTAGTTGCTAAGAAGCTGTTATAACCTTCAGTAGCTCCACTTGCAACACCTATTTCAACTGCTAGTTCACTAAACACATCACCAAACATCTGTTCCATCTGTGAAATGGTAGTATCCATCTTAGCAAATGATTCTGTTAGTGCGTCTGACTTTAACAACATGTTAGCAAATACTTCAGCTGTTAATTCACCGTTCATTGCCATCTTACGCAATTCGCCAACAGTATTACCTGACTCTCTAGCCATAATTGCTAGTGCAGGGCCTAATCCTTCAACAATACTGTTGAATTCATCGCCTCTTACAACACCAGATGCCATTGCTTGTCCAAACTGTTTAATAACACCAGCACTTGTGCCAGCATCTGCACCAGCAACTTGTAATGCTTGTGATAGTTTGGTTGTAATCTCTTCTACATCACTGGTACTCATGCCCAGTTCTTCTGTAGATACTTTTAATTTTGTATATAGTTCAGCTGTAGCCGCAAAACTTGTTCTGTTTGCCACAGCCATGTTACGCAACTTATCAGTTGTTCTTGCTAAGTCCTCTGTGCCATTGGTTACTAGCTTTAATTGGTTTTGAAGTGTTTGAAATTCTCTTGTAGAGTCAATAACTGCCTTAAAGGCAATACCTACAGTGGCCGCAGCAGCAGTTACACCCAATAACTTAGGGCCTATCTTGCTAATGCTACTACCTACAGCAGCAAAACCAGCAACTTGTGCACCACCTGATACACCTCGCATGCTTTTACCAGCACCTTTACTGCTTTTGTTTACTTTGTCTAGATTTCGTTGTATTTTATTAAGAGGACCGCTTGTTTGGTCCACTGCTTTAATAATTAACTCATATGTTGAAGCCATTTAACGCCTCCCCCTCTTCTTTTTAGCTAGGTCTTGTGCTTCTTTTTCTTGTTTGTTCATCCAAACATAGAAGTCGACCCAGCCTTTAATTTCAAATGTTGTAAGTTGTAATACTTCTTCAACACTTTTTCCAAGATCCTTTGCTAGCTTGTAAAGAAATCGAATATCGGGAAGGTCTACTAGTTTCCCGAGATTTCTTCCTCTTCTGCAATGCCTGATTTCATGCTTGTTACTACACGCAAGATAACGGCAGGATCTACTCTATTCATTAACGATAGTTTGTCACCCATATCAAATAGGGCCACTCCATCGATATCAACACATTTAATAATTAACTGTACAACCAGTCCTTCAGTTGTTTTGCCAGCTTGTGTTAGTTCAATTACACGGGCTTCTTCAGCCATAGTGCTTGTTGTTTTATAATATACATCTTGATCCCATTCAGGAACATGTATAGGTCCTTGCAATCCACCAGCAATAATTGTTTCAAAATGTGCTGTTGCTCTTGCAATTAATCTGTTTTTCTCTGCTTTTCTAGCTTCTACTTTAGTGTTCATCTTATACTTCTCCGTCTGGTTAGAACCTTATTCAAAGTAGGAACAACAATACCGTCGGGTGCTTTCTTAGAGGTTGGTCTCCCAAGTTCTCCATCAAGCAATCCTATATATTTGGCTTTGTTGTCTATCACCGTCTTGGTGTCTCCTAACTTATATTTCCCTACAGTACGCCATTGCCTTTGAGCAAAGCCTGTAAGGACAGGGGTTTTTGTTTTCGCAATAGTATTTATCTCTTGCAATACATCGTGAATAGTACGCTCAAGTGCCTTTTCAATATCTCTAAAGATAGTTTTCGGGTTACTTGAGCGTACCATAATTTTAGTCCTTAGCTCGTTTTATCATAAGCTAAATCGCCAGTACCTTCAAATGACATTGAGTATTCTGTTACTCCGTCAAATGACTGTGATCTAGATATGCTTGTTACGATTGCTGAACCTTTATACATTGCTAAGTTTGCAACGCTTAGGCCACCTGGATAAACTTCAAAGTCTATCTTGTCGCCGGCTTGTACTACTGGTGCAGTTGGTGAGTTGTCGTGGCCAATAGCCGCGTCATCAATGTCCCAATAGCCATCAACGGTTCCTGAAAAACCCTTGAAAGTTGCAACTATTTCTCTTGAAGCATCGCCCATTGATGTTGTATCAATAGTCTCTGATGTTTCTTCTAAAGAAAAAGCTGTTACATTTAGCATGTTATGAGTAGCACTTAGTGATGTACCAGTGTCTGATAATCGTACTATTCCATTTAAACCTAATGTTTCTGCCATCTTATATTCTCCTAATAGCTTCTGTTACTTAGTGCAACAGTTGTTAAACATTACCACGGGTGTAATAATATTCAACAGTGTAGATTATTGCTGCCTGTCCATATGGTGCAGTTTCACCTATTTCTCTAATAACGATTTCCGCCACACCGCTGTTAATAGCTTTATTTCCTAATGTTACATCTAGTGCAAGTTTCTCTTCAACCTTTTCCATAATAGTATTACGACTTTGGTCTCTGTTGTTACTGTACACTACAATATTAAGAATAATATCCATTGTAGCTTTGCGTCTTATCTCATTACCATAACTTGAATCTTCGCGTCTTTCATTAGCACTTTCCACTAGTACATGTGGGTAACTTGTGACTGCTAATTCTGTCAACACTTTAGGTTCTCTAGTTACTGTTTTGACTTCAGTGATTGCATTTATCTGACTGACAATGTGTGCTGTAATGTCTTCTCGGATACTCATTATCTATAAACCCTATCTGCTCTTTGTCTATGTACTTCACCTTTAGATATAGTACCATCATCGTCCGCATCATATTCAACTCCTTGAGCCATTTCCATGTCCATCTCTTCGTTGAATCTTGATTTGTAAAATGTGATCATTTCTCTAAATGTGTCCCCACCGACTGTGAATGGTGATAGGGAAGGTAGGATATGAGTACTCAATGCACGAAATATAGTAGCTCTACGCCACTGTGCTTCGGTCAATAGAGAAGCATCGTATGCACTTCCTACAGCGGAACCAACCTGATTGTATCCCCCTGAATAAGTCTTGTTGTACCAATTTACTTCTAAATATCGTTTAACATCTTTTTCTGCTTCAGCTAAATCTGAAGTGAAATCAGTTATACCGTGATTTATAATAGTCGGTAAAACTTCAACTAGTTGTGCGTTTGTAGCAAATGCTGCCATATCCTATCTCCTATTTAATTATATGATTACAGAGTTGCGTCTGAAGTCATCTTAACAATTTTAGTATTGTCTAAAAGTGCTGCACCAAAGGCTGCTGAAGCAACAACTTCAAAGCCACGGATTGATTCGTCACGCTGTGTAGCAATACGAAGATCTCTCTTCATTACCATACCAATAGCTGCTGGATGGAATACTGCTGAAATAGCGTCACCTGAACCGTCAACATCTACTGAAGCTGATTCAAAGATTTTAATTCCAGATACTGTACCTAAGAAGTAATCTCTTGCTGCTGTGTTAACTAGATCATTTGCACTCGGGTTAGTACCTGAGTTCAATAGTGCTTTTTTAACATTAAACGCTGCTAATGGGTTTAGTACTGCTACTAGACCTTGCATAGGTACACTTGCGTTACGCAATGTAGCTGCTGCTTTTAAGATGTGTTCAATTGTTAGTTCTGCACCTGCACCTGGACCAGTGTCAATTGAAGCGCCTGTAAATAGGTCAACAATAACTTCGTCCATAGCTTGAGCAACACCACCACCTAATACTGCGCCAGCATCTTGTGCTACTGCTAGTGGTGAAGATTCCATGATAATATCTTGAATAGTTGTCATAGAACCAAATTCTGCTGCTGTAATGTTTACGGCTGTTGCCGCAATGTTTTCGTTTGAAAGGTCAGCGCCAGCTGCTAGAGCTGTCATTGCTGCCGCTTTCGGCCATACTGGAACACTAGCTGTTAAGCCAGGTGTGCCTTGCATGTTGTAGATTGTTACTAAGTTTCTTAGTAATGCGTTCTCGTTCATTGTAAACTGAGCTGCTTGAGTTACATTTTCAAATAGTTCACCAGCTGAGTTACCTGTGTCGATTTCGTTAGCCATTTTATTTTTTCCTTATAAAAATGACAATAACCAGATTACTGATTATTGCTAAACTTTCTTGAATTACCAATTTTATGTTTCTGAGCGTAAATTGCTCTATGTTCCGGATTAGCCATATCAAGATCGGATAATTTAACTTCTCTTGAAGTTGTATGAGTTGCATTTCCCGTTGCACCACTTCCTGATGGTTGTGCTGCTTTGAAATATGCGTTTTGAGACATAAACTCTTGTACTGCTTGATCCAGTGTTACTGGTTCTGCTGTATTAGTGTCATATCTCTGATTGCCATCTGCGTCAATAACTTCCACTGTTCCGTTGTTATAACGAACCTGTGCTTTAAGCAAGTTAGATACATGTTCAGGGTTAACTGCTTTATGCTTTGATGCTGCACTTAATAAGGCACCATCTACATGAACTTTTTCAAGTTGTGCTTGCATAGTAGCTAACTTAGAATCAGCGTCTGACTTTTGCTTATGAAGTAATTCTTCAAATTGCTCTTTTTTCATCATCTGTTGTTCTTTAGCTTGCTCAGCTGCGGACTTCAGATTATTATACTCTTCTAAGTCAATGTTCTCAAATTTACGCTCGACTTGTTTAAGTCTGTTAGCGATGATTCTATCAACATCTTCTTGTTTGAAAAGTTTCTCAGCCTGGTTTGATTGTGTATCCTGAGTTTCTGTTGTTCCAGTATCAACAGCTTCAGTGTTTTCTATGATTTGTTTTTCGTCCATATTACGATTCTCCCTTGCAAGGATAATTATTAGGATATTGGGGGGTTGTCATCAACCTATCCTATAAAGCTATTTATGCCTTATACCCATTACCATCATTTGGCAACGCTGGTATGTTCATATTAGCATGATCTTCAGCTATACCATCTAGTACACGCTGTAGATCTGATTCATCTTTGATCATCAATCTCGCAACTTCGTTATGCATGTAATGCACAAACCCATCATGTGGTACTGCTCCTAGTGCGGCAGTAATCAATGCTAGTTCCTGATGCTTGTCTCTTAGATCAAACTTCTTTTCATATTCAATATGGAATTCATCTGTTGGTTCAACTCCTTGAAGATCAAACCACATGTTCCACATTTTCTTTTCTGCTGACTCTAATACACCAGCAGTATCTGCTAGTTTAGCGTTCAGCATTTCCTTTTCCACTTGTAGTGAAATTCCTGACTGGGCACCCTTCTTAGCTTTAATAGCTGTAAGGTGACTCAATTCATCTATAGCATCTACTTTTTGTTCAATGCTTCTTAGTATGCCATCAACACTGGCACCTGTTGGTTGTAGCAAATAGGGCGCAGTATTAGTATCTTCTGGGATAGTAATAATAGCACCTGCTCCACCTGAAATTTCAGCAGCGGGTTCGGCCACAATACTTGGATGACTACTTAGTCTTATAGTGGCATACAATTCCGATGACAAGTTGTATATTTCTCTTTGCAGATCACATACATCACCCACTGCACTTGTACCCACTCCCTTGTGGAAACTCTTATCTGTTTGTACATGTATAAAAGGAACATATCCAATAGGATTAGGATATTCTTCATAGTTCAATATTTTGCCATATTCCAGGCTCAAATTGTCTCTCTGTGAAGCAGGTTCACTAATTTGATTTCCATCATAGTGGTGAGCTCCGCCTTTTGCTACTGTGTATACTTCTATCATATCAGGATGCCAACAACGAACTACATCATAATCTTCATATGACTCATCAATTACTTTTACATAATCCAATGTTTTTTGTCCGTTAGTTTTCTTACTGTAACTCCAGTCTCTTACATTAGTAGGACTGTAAAGTGTTGAGTATGTTCTGATATCTTCTGCTATTTCTTGTGCTACTGTTTCTACTTGGTATGCTGGACGGTCCATGCCAATCCATGCTCCACCGTAAATAGTAACCATGTCGTTAACTTCTCTCATGAAGTCATCTAGTGTTGAATAGTCTAAATCTGCGTTACTTAAAAATTGCATTGCAAACGGGTTATCTACTAGTACACCCATAGTTCTTTTTGGTGGGTTCCTGAATAGAAAACTTCTGTATGCATCAACGATTTGACGCACATGATTTTGTAATGCTGTGTCTACTAGCCTTTGTTGGTATTGGTTACCAGGTGCTTGATCTTCTGCAATGTATTTGCGTAAGTATGCACCATCTCTATATTCTTCTGCACCCATGTAACTACGCATGTAGTAGTCCCAACGATACGCATATTCTTGATATCCAGGGTGTATAGAACTTAATTGTTTTGATGTTTTCATCTATTTATTTCCTCCATTGAGTAAATTTAAACTGTCCTAGGACATTGCCATAAGGCCATTAACTGAGCAATTGTTAACTAATGTTATTTATCATCTGAGAACCAACGCCTTATCCAGGAAACTTTAAAAGGTTGACAAGTGTAGAAAGTTGTTGTATAATATAGTTAATGTTGAGTAACAGAGGTACATGCGACTGTATGTGCCAACTAACTCCTATATGGTTTCTCCTATGAAGCATATAGGAGTTTTTTTATGGTTAAAATGCACCATACACTTTAGCTGTACGCTGTGTATATTCTTTACGCAATGGATACAGGTAACTTACCATATAACCCCAACTATCATTAACACCATCATATCCATGTTCAGCATCTTTAATAGGAATGCTTGTTCCTGGCTTGTACTGTTGTTTGCTAATAGCTGTAATAGTTTCTCTGCAAGTTGGATCCACAAACAAGTGTCTGCTTCCTTCTGCATTACACATCAACCTATTGCCTGCGTTTATTCTGTCTTTAACTAGTGGATGACTTCTTGGTGCTCTAAGTTCCATGCCCCATTGCTTTACTATAAGGTGATCAGTGTTGTCTCTAGCACTAGTACGCCTTTGATTACCAGCAGGATCAGCATATAGGAATATCTTCTTATTGGGATACTTTTCTTTTATTGCACTGCATATCTCATCAGTATTGGTATTGTTTAATACTATCTCATCAAATATATGTAAGCCATCTGTGTACTTGGCGGCTACGATTGCGGCCATTTTACTTACATTGAAGTCTAAGCCTACATGCAATTGGTTAGGTACAACTTGTTCAAACTTACGAATGTTAGCTGGCTTGAATGCATAGTATATAACATTACCACTTGATTGGAAACTTGCTTCGTATTCTTGTAAGTATGTTTTTTGATCTAAGTCTCTTTTGGCAGCTTCTATTTCTTCTTCAGGTACATTACCACCTTCTGCTGTAGTATATTGATGACTGCTCCAACCATCTATAGTGTGGCCTTGCTGATATAAATCATAGAACCAGTTGCCCATACCTTGTGGTGTACTAATAAACAATGCACTACCTTGTCTATCACTTAGTGTTGGTCTAATAATGTCTGTCCATACTTTTGAATCATTAATAAAGAATGCACACTCATCTAATACCACAAAGTCACAACTAATACCACGGATACTATCTCCAGCATCAGCACTACGCAATGTAATACTACTGCCATTAACTAGAAGTATGCTTAGTTCTGATTCATTAATCTTCTTAACCCAGCGTTTGCTTATTAGTTGGCTTTTAAGTTCATCCCATATAATGCTTTTGGCTTGTCTATAACTAGGAGCAACATACATTACTTTCTGATTAGGCATTCTAGCTGCTCTAGCCATTTCCCATATACTCAAGAAACTTTTACCAAAGCGTCTACCCGCACTAACTACTCTAAATCTATTAGTGTCTGCAAATATCTGTGCTTGTGGTTTACTTAGTGGCATCTGTAGCTAATAACTCTACACTGTGACTATCAAAGTAATCGTTGTTTGGATAGTACACTCTGGTTGTTGTAATTACACTAACACCTCGTTCTACAGTTCTGTACTGTGTGAATACTTGTTTAATTAATCCACTTTCTGGTTGATCAAACAATTGATCGTTAGTGTAGTCTGCATCTTTAATCTTCATTGGGGGTATCCTTAATTAATATTTTCCAGATTTTGTATCTGTAATTACTGGTTCTGTCCTGGTGTTGGGCTTGGCAGCTATGGGTTTAGCTGGTAGGTTGTTGTTACTTCTTGAGTTAACATACAATCCAAACCATGCTGCACCTGCGCCTACTATAACACTAATAAACCCTGCTTGTGCGTTGTTAGGATCCTCAAGAGCCATAAACCAATTGATACTTTGATAAAATACTATCATGTATGTAATGATTAAGGCTCTTGGGATAATTCTCCAAGCATCTAAATGTTGTGGAGTTAGTCCACTCATTAGTTTGCTTCAAATATTAATTGAAAGTCTGCTGCAACTGCTACATCAGCATCGCCTAATCTCTTAGCACGGAATTCAATGATTCCACCTGCTGGTATCTGAAAAGGATTTGGTAATGTATATGTTGCTGGTGAGCCTATACCCACAATAGTAGTTACTACTTGTCTAAATGGTGCGCCTGAATCTGGTGCTTTGTTTAGCCAAATACTTACTTGTGCTGGTCCTGTTGCACTCATCATAAAAGTAGTGATGTATGCATTAGTATCTGCTGGTACTGCAAAGCTGGCTGACTGTTGTTGTCCTTCACCGGCTGCAATTTGGTATAATACAGCATTATCTGCGTTATTGCTAATACTGATAGCACCTGTGTTTACACTGTTACCTGAGCCTACTTTGTTTACAAATACATTGTTAACATGTCTAAATGCTGCAACAGTAACTACTGCTGTTGTACCATTAAGGTTAACATTTTCTTCAATTAATGCACCGTTAGCATCAATACCTTTGATCTTAACTCTTCGTGCATGGCCTGAACCACTGTTAGCATCACTAGTGCTGCTTGATTTAATTTTTAATATTTCTGCACTACTAAGTAGATTTCTGATTCCACCTTGAGTACATATTGTTTCTAATGCTGCACCAACCGCTGGGTTGATACCACTTGTTCCTTTAAGACTTAGTTTGTCTATTCTTCCAGCTGATAACTCTAATCCACTTGGTAGAGTCGTAACCTGGTTTCCACTTGACATTGGCATATTGTTTCTCCTTGATTAATAAGACTTTTTCTTCTTATCTTTTTTAGTTGGTTTCTTCTTAGTAGAATAACCTGTGCTTTTTACAGCTTTTGATTTTTTAGGTTTATTATAAGGCATTTAGTACTTTTTCTCCTATCATTCCAACTACTGTTGATGCTACCAGTAACATTAAGATCCACCATAGACGCTTGTCCATTGCATCTACCTTTTTATGAATATCACACACATCCTTTTCAAGATGGTGAAGATGATTGTTCTTTATTACATTCAAATCGTTTTTGATTTCTGTAATGCTTTCAGTATTGCGGATTGTACGCTGTTCTACTTCGTCTGTAATCTCAGCCCAATCTCTAATGTTTATTGGATCAGCTTGCTTTAGTTTTGCTGTTTGTTTACTGGTTAGTGCCATTTGTAGTTTCCTGTTCTCTTAAACTTATTTATCTGATCCGGGTTCTTCCCATGGTAATATCACAGACTCTTCGCCTTGATTTACTGGATCATTGCTCATTCCCAGGATGTTTTTCGCTAAGAAGATTTGCATTACTGCATTGTCATTATCAGTAGCATTACGGAACATTGCTCGACGAAGCTTGACTTTGCCTACAGCGTTCCCTTTGTCTATATAGCTGGCATAATTACGCTTTAGTGTATCAACACTACAGTCCATTACATATGCAATCTCTTTCCAATTGCATTGTAGTTCACTTAGCTTTACCAACATGTCTACATCTAATTCAATCTTCTTGCGTCCAGCACCTTTGGGGTTGCTTGACTTTTCTTGGTCTTTCACTCTATTATCTCCCTGGTTAACGCCTCAGTGGCTAAAATATCCAGTTGTACACTTGTACTGTTAGATATACGAAATAGTGCATAAACGCTAATCCCAACAAAGCATTGACTAATACTAGGCAATTCTTCTTTGATGATACTATTTGTTCTTCAACACTTTTAGTTTCTATTGTCATGTTTTACATCCTTATTTATCTATAAATAGCTAGTAGTCAGAGGGGGTTTGGCTATAGGGGAGTTCAGTCCGTCTGTCTCCCCTTTTTTTACGACTTATTAGGTCGTGTACTAGCGCCTCTGAATACTCGCTTTGTTGTGGTCTTATGAAGTATAACCGGTCCACTTGGTAGTGACTTACGCTTATAATCAGTTCCTCTTGTTTCTTGTCTGTGTGCTATTTGTTTGTGGTTAATAATATCAAACACTCGTTTAGCCATATACTTGGGCATTCTGTATTTGCTCTTTTGATATCTCTTGCTTACTGCATGAACAAACGCTTGTTCGTCTTGGTTGCCTCGTCTGCTTACAGTAATAGTTGCATAGTACAACCATTTGTCTGTTTCTGATTTGGGTCTAGTATTAATCTTTTCCCACCAGTTGTGAAAGCTATTCTTTCTTGCCATTGATATATGCTCCTTTGTCAAATTTTTGAAACTGGACACTATTGGCTTTTTCAACAGGTGTCATTCTATCAAACTTTTGTTTAGTTGTGTTGTATATTTTATGTCCAACCCATTCATCACTTATTTTAAGTAACATGTAATCTTTTTCCCAATCACACAATTTACTGTAGTCTTTAATTTCTATGTGGCGGAAGTTGTCTTCATATGTGTATAGTTCTACGATCATGCTTTGCTCCTTTCAATTGCAATAGTATTTATGCCTATCTTAATTGCTTGTTTTGTACTAATCCATTGTGTATGCTGATTACATACCTTACACCAAAGCTGATACTTGTGTGGACCTTTACCTAATCTAAGTTGTTGTTCATGTGTACCACAACTCCATAGTCTACCTTTAATCATACGGACCTACCGCTTTCTTGTAAGTTGCATAATTTTTATAACCGTTGCTTCTAGCCGTTATGTCTGCTTGATCAGTATCTTCATCCCAAGGAACATTATCTTCTATTACATTAAAAATGTATTGCCCGGATAATTTATGTTGTAATTCCTCTATTATCATTATTTTCTCACCACTTAACTTGTTTAAAAACTTCCACTGTTCTAGTGCTTTCACATCTTCAAGCTCAACTTGATAATCTTTACGCTTTTCAGTTAGCTCTACTTCAGTTATTATATTATACTTTTTCATTATTCTTTTCCTGCCCATGTATACTGTAATCCTTTTGCACCTTGAGTTTCTAAATTAAGTTGTAGTTCAACATGATTTGCCCAAAAGTCAATACGCCCATTTGGCTTTTCTTCAGGAATAGTTACTTGTAATAGTGCAAGATGTGTCACTGGATCATAACTAAACCAAGTGAATGGGATAGTGTGATATCTGCTGTGAAATCTATATCCTAGCTTTGTGTGGCAATTACTACTAGTGTATTTGTTAAACTCTCTGGCTTTGGCTATAGCGGCGTCATACCAATCTTTTGCCCAATCAAACTCTGCAGGCATTTTGTATGCTATGTTGTTTATTCTGCTTAGGTTGTTTGTTAGTTTAACTATATCAGTTTCCCAACCAGGTTGTTGCACATCAAAGCCAAATTCAATTTGTGCTGTGAGCATATCTTGATTGTGAAAAACACCTAGCTTGATGCTCCGGATCAGAGTAGTGTCTATTACTTTGTCACTTATTGGTGTTTGTATTACTGGTTTCTTTATTTGTTGTTTGAATTTAATCATTTGTTATTCTCCTTTATATATTTGTAAGTACATTGTTGTTGTTGTGGTTCTCTTGTCTTCCTTTGACTCAAAGAGGGTCTGAAAGACAAAGTTCCTGTTTCATTGCTAATTCCTGTTAATTAACTACTTTAGTTCCTTTAGTTCATTAAGTTACTTAATAGCGGCCAACATTTACAAACAATAAAAACAGTATAACATTAGTATGCTATACTGTCAATCTTCTTGTGGGTAGCAATCATCAAGTATAGTTCTAACTTTAACCATACCAGTTTTAATCGCTGGGTCTTTGCTTTGATACTGTTC